AANATGGTAAATGCTTTACCTTCTGGGAAGGTGGCGATTGTAGCGTCAATGACGGCGAAACTCCTTGGAGTGATTGGTCGTGTAGTGTAGGTCAAATTTGTGCTGCTGCATGGTCGGAAAGTCCCGGTTCTTCCAATATTCCGTGTCACGAAGATCTTCCACCTTGGACAGGGTGCTGGCCATCTCCGGGACCTAATGATTATACAATGTTAGAAGGTACTGATAGGTATGGTGTTCCTTGGAATCGACTCAGTGAACATGCTGGTGGGGAAGAAGGTACTGCTGCTAGGAGGATGGATGGTGATAGAGAAGGTCCACCGGGTTGCCCTGAATGTTTTACACAGGGAAATGTAAGCCCAATGCCTCATGCTGTATTTTCATTCGGCAGATCCTACATGGACTGCTCTGATTGTGCAACATGTGAATCGTTTGGTGCTTGTTGTTATGATTGGAATGATGGTACTTATGGTTGTGGTAGGTGGTCCAAAACTGCCTGTGAAAAATTAGGTGGCGTGTATATTGGAGATGTTCCTTGTCATCAACTAGGATGTGGAGACAAGTGGTCTGAGANCGGANCCCAACCTTTCGGTGCTGNATGTGATAATGTTTGTNGTAATTATGTTGGTAATTTTAGAGGAAATGAAGCAGTACGATATCAGCCGTTCATATACGGAAAGGTTATATCAGGAAATTATAATTCAATTCCGTTCTTTGGGTTCAAAGATGTTGAAAATAAACCAATTGATATTCCATATGATGCACTACCACCATCTGATGATAGTACCAGAGAATCCCTTATCTACTACAAAATTGGCAATAATGAATCATCTATCATAGAAGGAGTTCCCTTCCCAACAAATCCAACAACTTATCAATATATGATGGGGTACGGTACATCAACTACTACGAATAATATCTTCTCTTGGGGAATGTTCTCGGGAAAGGAAAATGATTTCAAAGAATATAAGAACAGTATTAGATATCTTTGGTTGACAAGAAAATATCAGACACCAGAGAACGCAGAACTAGCAAATATGTTCGAACCTTATTACCACTCCAAGGTAAACTTCTCTCAAGTACCAAATCTAACAACCCTTGTAATAAATCCTGCTCAATATGGCAATGGTAGATATGAATTTGGTGAAGAAGATGATTGGAAATTCTGTACTGATCGAGTTGGTTATTATATTGGTGTATATCTTACAAGAGATATTTCCAAAGGTAATATTCGGGGCAGTAAACTCAGAACACTTATCGCAACAGATTCTTCTTGTGATACTTCTTGTACATCAATGCAATATATCAATCTTACACCACTAGAGAAATTAGAAGTTGTACATCTCAATAATAATGAACTATATCGAATAGATGTTCAGCAAGGAAATAATATCAAGGAACTTTGGGCACAAGATAACAAACTTGGTGAATTTGATACTTCGTGGCTAAAGTTGCCGGGATACCCAGAAGCACAATCAGAATTCCCACTCCACAAGTTGCCAAATATTGAACGATTGATTGTTTCTCGTAATAATCTAACATCGTTGCTTCCGAATAATTACTCAGCAATATTCAATAACTTGACTTCTATAATAGCATCCAACAATCCCAATCTCCATGTTGCAACACCATTTGAAATTGTTGCTCCTTCTCTGGAATATCTTGATCTTAGTAATTGTAGTCTTCGTGCTGGTATCAATCTGGTAGATGCTCATATGCTAAAACAAGTATTGCTCAACAACTCATCAGACCTAACCAACTTCGGATTCAATCTGAGTTCAAATATTACTATGAAAAACTTTGACTCTCTATCTCTCACAAACACCAATATACCATTCTTGAATCTTGGTGCTGGATCACAACAAGAATGGGGTGAAAGTGGTTTGGTTGGAGATTTCAATGAATATGGACATGCATTCTTGAACCTAACATATGCTGATCTGAGAAATAACACTAAACTTAGAAAGATTGAACTTCCTGCACCAGAAAAAGTATACAACACAACAGTAAAACGATATCTTCGTTATGTCAATGTCAACAGAACAGCCATTGGTGAAAATGATGGAACTGATTCTGCACCCGGTATTGATGCATTCTTCTCTCAATCTGCATTTATGAGTCCTGAATCATATCCTGTTGGTCATGTTCTAGAAGTATCTGCTAGAAACATAACTGATCTAAATGGGAACCATACTACTGTATCTTTAGAGACATACAATAATGTCATAAATAAATGGGATGGAAGTAAAAGATTTATTGTTTTTGATGTTGACATAGACAAATAATATACTATACTTCTGTGTATAATGACTTTGAATGCCTAAAGGAACTTTATTATGCCTACCCCACCCCGGAAAGTACATAGAAAATTAGGAATGGCAAAGAACTTTGCCAAATCTATTCTCTCCCGAGGATTGTCTAACAAAAAAGCAGATAAGATTACAAAGCAACTTAGGGTTATTAGTTGTTTTGGTGACGGAGAAGAACTTATTCCTTGTGAATATCTTCGTACTTCTGAGAAAGATGATAATAAATCATTTTGTGGTGGTTGTGGGTGTGGAGATAGAAAGGGAACATGGCTTGTTGCTAATGGGGATGAATACAGCAAATTAGATTATCCTAAATTGGCTTGTCCTTTACAAATGCCAGGATTTACTAATTATGAAGAAAGTGAGCCTGATGAAGCAGATGATCCTATAACACGAAGATTTTATGTTGAACAGATGGATCCAGAAAGAATCAAGGCAGTTGAAGTGACTTTGAATGAACAGCCTATTCAAAACACCAAGAAGAAAGATACAAAAAAGAAATCATCATCTAAGAAATCCTAATTCTTTCACCCCCTTCTTAGGGGGTTTTCTTTTGGCGAAATGTATACATATAAGAGAAGAAATAGGAGAAATGTCTAATGGCAACCCCATATTCGGTGGATACACTGATTGAATATGCGAAAAGAAGACTTGGTGATCCAGTCGTAGATATCAATGTAGACTATCAGCAATCAGTAGAAAGAGTAGAGGATGCATTGCAACTCTTTTCTGAGAGACACTTTGATGGTGTTGAGAGGCATTACTATACCCATAAAGTTACTTCAACTGATGTTACTAATGGATATATCAACACTAGTGGTCTTACTGCTGCTGCTGGATATACTGGCGCACCAAATGGGTCAAATATTCTAACAGTTACCAAAGTATTACCATTCGGAACAAATCAAGCAAACATGTTCAATGTTCGTTATCAAATGTCACTGCATGATTATTTTGGTATCAATAGGGCAACTCATTATGGTGAAGCATTAGGATTGGCTGCATATGATTCTACGAAAAGGTTTATCAGTCTTATAGAACAATTATTTGAGCCAGAGAAAATGATTCGTTTTAGTAAGGTAACAAATCGACTCTATATTGATATGGATTGGTCTGAGGATACNGTGACTGATAAGACTTATTTTGTTATTGAAGCCTATTCTAAATTAGATCCTACGACTTGGACAGAAATATACAATGATAGACTTCTCAAAGAATATGTTACTGCATTGATAAAACGGCAATGGGGTGCAAACCTATCTAAGTTTGAGGGAGTACAAATGCCGGGAGGGGTTTCNTTGAGAGGTGCAGAAATATTNTCAGAAGCAACTGAAGAGGTACAAAGAATAGAAGAGAAGGTATTGTTAGAATACGAACTCCCAATTGATTTCACGGTTGGATAGTAAATGGCTAGAAACAAATACTTCAAAGATCATATTGGTGAACAAGACACCTTAGAAGATATAACCATAGAAACTATTCAAATGTTGGGTAGGGATATGATGTATATCCCGAGAGACATTATTAGCAAGGATGATCTTTTTGGTGAGGACAAGATATCAAAATTCCAAAACGGTTTTGATATTGAGATGTATATTTTATCAATTGATGGCTTTGAAGGTGAAGGTGATATACTATCTCAATACGGATTACAAATCAAAGATAGAATTGAATTACTTGTTTCAAAAAAGAGATTTCAAGAAGAGATAACAACAACGAGTTCTATTGGTCGCCCAAGAGAAGGAGATTTGATTTACTTTCCTCTAAGCAAGACTCTTTTTGAAATCAATTTTGTTGAACATGAAAATCCATTTTACCAATTAGGCAAATTGTATGTATATAAACTAGTTTGCGAGACATTTACCTATAGTGAAACTATGGAAATTGATACTGGTATAGATGATGTTGATGTTATTGATGACACTCATAAAGATTATGAGGTCAAACTTACTCTTGGAAATCAGGTTAGTTCGAGTATCTATAGCGAATACACCGAAGGTGAAACAGTGTTCCAGATTTCTAACATAAGTGGCGGAACCTATGCTGATGCTGATGTAACTGCACAGGTAACGAATTGGGATTCAACAAACAGTATTCTGTATGTTTCTAATCTATCAGGAACACTATCAACGGGTGGAGCAAGTGATAGCGTCAAGGGTATGAGTTCTGCGGCAGAATATCTGTTGTCTGGATCAGCCACAACAACCACTATTGTTGTACGAGAGCCACAAGATAATAGTCTTAGCGGTGATAATGAATTCATAGAATTCACTGTTGACACAGAAAACATCTTTGACTTTACCGAAACAGATCCTTTCAGTGAGGGCAATTACGACTAATGTTTAGATCATTCTACAATGAGTCTATCAGGAAATTGGTAGTTGCATTCGGTTCGTTATTCAACGACATCCGATTGGAACATACTGATTCTGGTGGAACTAAACAATTTATTAGAGTTCCTTTATCATACGGTCCAAAGGAAAAATTTATCAGAAGAATAGAAGAACTTAGTTCAATTTCTGATGCGACAAAAGTGGCTATCACACTACCTAGATTAGGATTCAATATAACAAATATCGCATACGATCCTACACGAAAAAGAAATACTCTAACAAAAAGAAGAACTAATCTTTCAGGAGCAACAGGCGGCAATATGTCTTACAACTATTCAGAGGTTCCTTATACCTTTGATTTTTCGTTGTATGGTTTTGTCCGAAACATGAACGACGCTCTTCAAATCACAGAACAGATTCTTCCTTATTTTACACCAGAGTTTACAGTAACAATCAACTTCAATGATATCAACCAAAAGGTAGATATTCCGATTATTTTGAATAATGTTTCAATGGAAGAAGAATACGAAGGTGATTTTGATACACGAAGAAACATTACAACCCAATATGATTTTTCAGTAAAGTCATATGTCTTTGGACCTATTCGACAGACTGCTGCTATTCTTTACACCGAAACAACCTTCTTCGAATTGGTTGATGATAACTATCTCATCTCTGGTCCTACAGGAGCAATGAGCAGAATAGATGTTGGTGTNAGTGGTTCGTCTTATGGTACAGTTTCTACTGGTGGAACATTCACCGATCATACTGTATTTACAAANATTTANACAAGAGGGGCAAGCGGAATNGGTCCAACTGGTTCTACTGGTGGTGCATGGCAATGGACACAAGGATACATAGATTCGTATGGAAACACATATCCATCTGCTACATATAACCCACCCAATATGGTTTAGAGAATGAGAGAATAAAATGAAAGAAGAAAAGAAAACCGTGAATGATAAATTGTCGGAAGCACTAGACATTGATTTTGTAGAAGAGAATAAATCAGAGACTTCTATTGTTCGAAAAGAAATAACAGTACCTATTACCAAAGAAACCTTGGACAAAGATCTTGAGAAAGATTACAAACAAGTTCGAGGAAATTTGAGGGATCTTATATCAACAGGAAAGGATGCAATTGATGGCATTCTGAATGTTGCTATTGATAGTGATGCACCCAGAGCATATGAAGTTGCTTCTCAGATGATCAAGACTATTTCGGAAGTCAATAAGGATCTTATTGATTTACATCTGAAGATCAAGGACATCAAGAAAGAAGAAATAGAAGTAAAGAATACTACTAACAACTCAATATATGTTGGTTCAACATCTGATTTACAAGATTTGATCAACCAATCAAGAAGTGCAAAGAAGGCTCTTGATGTTTGTGATACAGTTTTGGATACGGTTGATGGAGAAATTATAGAAGATGACCAGTAAAAAGGGCGGATATCTTGGAAACCTCAATCTAAAACAGGCTGGTATTGATATACAATTTACCGAAGAACAAGTTCAGGAGTATATCAAATGCTCCAAGGATCCTGTTTATTTTATTGAAAAGTATATCAAGGTGGTTAGTCTTGATGAGGGTTTGGTTCCTTTCAAGATGTATGATTATCAACAGGATATTGTTGAGAAGGTTCATGACAATAGGTTTGTGATTGCAAAACTCCCCCGGCAGAGCGGAAAAGCATTAGCAACTAATACACCAATCAATACTCCTAATGGGTGGTCTACTATGGGAGAACTAGAAATTGGGGATGAAATATATGGTGCTGATGGTAAACCAACCAAAATAATTATGGCAACAGAGGTAATGTATAATCATGATTGTTATGAAATTGAATTTGATAATGGAGAAATTATAACCGCAGATAAAGATCATTTATGGACAGTGGGATGCTCTGATTGGAGAGATAAAAAGAAAACACTAACCACCAAAGAGATATTAGAATATCTTCCTTTCAAATTACCAGATAGACCCATTTATATTGATACAGCAAAACCAATAGAAAATGATGATATAGAACTTCCTATTGATCCCTATACTTTAGGTGTGTGGTTGGGAGATGGGTATTCTTCATCTGGTAGATACATTTCAGAAAAGAGTGATAATAAACATATAAGAACTAAAATTATTGATGCAGGATATGATGTTGCTGATCCATATCAAAAAGATAATTGCGAAATACAAACAATATATAAACTTCAAACAACTTTGAAAGAATGTAATGTATTTGAAAATAAACGAATACCTAGAATATATTTTGATGCTTCTGTTGAACAAAGATTAGAACTTCTTCGTGGTTTGATGGATACAGATGGGTATTGTGATAAGAAAGGTGCTTGTGAATTTTATCAAAAACCGTTGTTACTAACTAATGAAGTTAGAGAATTGATTTCTGGATTAGGAATGAAGCCAAGAATGAAGTCTAAAATGATAAACGGAGAAGTTTATTATACTTTAGTGTTTACGAATGAAAAATATGAAGTGTTTTCTTTACCAAGAAAGTTAGAAAGACAACAAAGATGTTTAGGACATCCTAAAAATAATAGACATTATATCAAGAAGATATCAAAAACGAATAGTGTTCCTGTTCGTTGTATTCAAGTTGACAACGAGGATAAATTATTTCTTTGCGGAAGAACGATGATTCCTACACACAATTCGACGACCATGATATCCTACCTTCTTCATTATGTGTTGTTCAATCAGAGTATGACTGTTGCGGTTCTTGCAAACAAACAAACAACAGCAAGAGAAATTTTGGGTAGACTCAAGTTGGCGTATGAGTATCTTCCTTTATGGATTCAGCAAGGAATTATAGAATGGAATAAAGGATCTATTGAATTGGAAAATGGTTCTAGAATTATAGCGTCATCCACTTCTGCATCTGCTGTTCGTGGTGGTTCATATAATTGTATATTCCTTGATGAATTTGCCCATGTACCTCACGGAATTGCTGAAGATTTCTTTAGTTCAGTATATCCTACAGTAACTTCTGGTAAAACAACAAAAGTTCTTATGGTTTCAACGCCAAACGGATTGAATATGTTTTATCATTATTGGAGAGGTGCAACCAAAGAAGAAGGACAAGAAGGAAAGAATGAATATATTCCAATTGAAGTAGATTGGAGACAAGTTCCTCTTTATCCCGGTGGTCCTTTACGGGATGATAAATGGAAAGAAGAGACAATAGCGAATACTAGTGAACAGCAATTCCAGTCAGAATTTATTTGTGATTTTATTGGTAGTCAGCATACTCTTATATCTTCATACAAACTCAAATCTCTTGCATGGATAAATCCCATCTTCAGACACAAAGAAGGTCTAACCATATATGAAGAACCTATAGAAGATCATATTTATGTTTGTTGTGTAGATACTGCTCGCGGTCAAGGAAAAGATTA